AAGTATCTCTTGGAATACTAAATTTAAATTGATTCCATTAGGATAATGTTGTACAGCAGACTTAACTGGTGGTTTTGGAGGGCCTTGCAGTCCTTCTGCAACTGGTTTTTCTTCTTCTGATTGTGTAAATCCTTCGATAAATGACATATCTTTACCACCAGAATAATCCACATCAACTGATTTTAAGAAACAATTCTGTGGATGTTCTATATGACCTAATATAGGGCCTTGGAAATCAATACTCCATTCTGCTGGCATTAATTGTATTCTTCTATTTTTACTTGATGACATAGGTAACATCATCATTTTAAATGCATGAACGATTTCAGTAATTGCATTTGCATCTACTTCATTGTATGGATATAATGTGAATGAATAACTATGGTCTCTAAATCCAACACCTTGGAAAGTATTAAATTTAGGATTATCTACTACTAACCCAGATTCAAATGCAGAGAAAGCTACTGCAGCTTGTTTTGCTTTCTGGAATGTCTCACCAAATCCACCACCAGCTGCTTCAAATAATTCTGCAAAATCTCCTGTCATTAATGAGTCAAGTGCAATATCACTTAAACCTACCTCTGCAGCTTCATAATTTACTGATATATTATCTCTTACACCAGTTGGAAAATACATTGCAATGGTATATTCTTTAGTCATTCCTTTGTGTTTATTTTTATTAAAACCTTTTTCACCTTTAGGGTCTGTTAAATTACCCTTAAGAACACCATAATCTGCATTACTAAATGCACCATCTGGTGGTGTTGCACCTAAGTCTGAAATTGGTCTTGGAACAGTTCTAAAAACAATCCAGTTATCCACAAATCTTTGGTCTTCTGTTGGAAATCTAAGTATTTCTTTATCTTTAGGTGTTACCCTACCCATTTCAGCTGCTCTATCATTAATTCTTTTCTCTGCAGCTTTTCTGTCTTCTGCACTTAACAATGCCTCTTCTGATATATTTTGTGGTACATTTGAGATATTAATACCTGTTTTCATTGCAATTAGGTCATCTAATGCACCAGATATCTTTGAATTAAATGATACTCTACGACTACCAAGTGCAGAGTTTAAGTCCTCTTTAATAGAACCAAGCAGTTTTGCTTTAAGGGATTTGAAAAAATTCATATAAATACTCTCTATAGATTTAGTTATGTATAAGGTATTTATATGAGTTACAAGGGAAGATTTAAACCAAAACACTATAAAAAGTACAAAGGTGACCCAACAAAAATAATATATCGTTCAATGTGGGAATTGAGGTTTATGAAGTATTGTGACAAAACACCTAATATATTAGAATGGTCAAGTGAAGAGGTTATTATACCATATCGTGGATTGGATAGAAGAGTTCATCGATATTTCCCAGACTTCTGGATAAAATATAAAAATGCAAAAGGGCAAATAGTCAAAGAGATTATTGAAGTCAAACCTAAAGCACAAACCAAGAAACCCACTAAAAAGGGTAAACATTATGGTAAGTATTTAAGAGAGGCAAGAACTTATGCAATCAATCGTGCAAAGTGGGAAGCTGCAGAAGAGTATTGTTTGGATAGGGGATATAAGTTTAGAATAATAACAGAAGACCATTTGAAGGTATAAAAAACCCCACCATATCATCATATCAAGTATGAATTCGAGGTGGGGTTTTGACGATGGTTCTTATGATAGCAATCGTCTAAAATAGTGAAGTTCATTAATGACTACTCGGTGTTTGCAACCACTGTTTCATCACCACCTTGAGCGAGATTTCGTATTCCCTACTAACTGTTAGACGACTATACCCTCTTATTCTCCAAGAATCTAACAAGTACCAGACACCAATCGTTTTCAACTCACATCCATACACTTACCATCATATTCTAACTCAAGAGTTTTTCTACGCTCGGATTCTGTATAGGTCTCCGACTACTCTGTTTGTTGCACGCTTGAGTCTCATCTCTTGTTTTTACAACAAACATTCCACACGCTTCTATCTTGTATTCATATATCACCACTACTAAAATTAGGATAGTCATCACTGACCCTAACAGGAATTCAATAAAATCTGACTTTTTACCACCAGATGCCCTCGTTAGTTAACCATGTCTAGTCCTCTCTTCTCGTGTAAAATACCTTCGTTTGTTATGTCTCCCAGTATCGATACAGTATCAACCCACCGAACTTTCAATGTGCGTAAACTCTACCTTGTCAGATTAACAAGGTCAACGAATCTAGCATCCATATAGTACTCATTCTCTTTTAAATCGTCCCTAAATTACCATGGTAATAATCCTCACACTTTAACTAGAGGATGGACAAAGTTGTGTAATAGTTGAATCAAGGTAGTGAAGTAGTTACTGGTTATATTGATTGTCACTTGGGACTCTCTCACCACATGCTTACTCACATGACTCTACGATTTACGATAAGTCTTATGCTCTGTCTCAAATGTATAACTGCAATAGCTACATCCAATTGACATTTCAAGAGATACACACCACTTCTCCACTGTGCCCTTGGCAACAGACAGGATTCGAACCTGTGACCTCTCAAGACTTTTGAACTTCGTGAACTGTTTTCTAATGATTAAGAACCTTTTCAGTGTCATCTGGACTAAACCTTAATCAAGTAGGATTTTCACTGGTTTTTTACGAGGTCGAATCCTCAAGCACTCGGTAATTCTCAATTACAAGGTTATTATACAAAAAAATGTACCTACCTGTCAATGTGGTATAAATACATATATGGCAGGTAAACTATTTGACAGATTAGAAAGAGAAGCTTTTCGTGGTGGTATCCAAGCAAGGACTAAAGAGTCCATGAGATGGTTTCGTACTCGTGTATCTCAATTAAAAAGTGTTAATAGAACTGAATTAATAAGAGATGCAAGACAAAGAAAAAGACAAATCTTTGGTGATATGTACATGTATATGTACGACCCAAAACACAAACGAACACTACCTTACTATGATAGGTTTCCATTGTGTATACCAGTAGAACCTGCTAAAGGTGGATTCTATGGTCTTAACTTGCATTATTTACCACACTCATTAAGAGCTCAATTTTTAGATGCATTATATGATACAACTACAAATAATAAGTTCGATGAGACAACGAGATTTAGATTATCATATGATTTACTTAAACAAATAAGTGGTAAACCATATTATAAAGCATGTTATAAACACTATCTATCCTCACATGTGAGAAGTTCATTTGCAAAAGTAGATAGTGCAGACTGGGAGATTGCAATATTCTTACCAATAGAATCATTCAAGAAGTCAAGTATGGATTCAGTTTGGAAAGAAAGTAGGAAAAAAATGGCATGAAAATAGAAAGATTTAAAGCACAAATAGATAATTTGCAACGAAATAATAGATACAATGTTGCAATGTTTGGTACTGGTAGTAAGAATGGTGGTCTTAGTATTAGAGGTATTAAATGTGATTCTGCAACTTTGCCTGGCAAAGGTTTCTTTACAGTGGAAGAATCAGAATATGGCCCTAAAAGAGCAATACCACATAAACCACAATATGATGCATTTGATTGTTCATTTATATTGGACAATAGTTTTGAGGATAGAGAATTAATAGAACTATGGATGTCTACTATTAATGGTGGTCATCAAGGTGGTTTCCATAGTAGATTTCATGATGACTACACTGGTGTTATCATGGTTGAGGCACTAGATAAATATGACAATGTTAACTATAGATGTGTTATGACTGATGCATTTCCTGTACAACTAGGTGTAGTTAATCTTGGAAATGAAAGTGGAGATATAACAAAATTTAATGCACAGTTTCGATATAGATTCTGGCATGGTGAGTTTACTAATTCTAAACCATCTAACCTGTTTATGGGTTTCATGGATAAACACTTGAGTAAATTCTCAAATAAAGTAAAAGGTAAAATCGAAGACGCAGTTTTCGGATAATGAAATAGGAGTATATTATGGCATTACCTAAATTAAATACTGTAGAGTATTTTTGTACATTACCTATATCTGGTAAAGAAGCAAAGTACCGACCATTCACTGTAGGTGAACAGAAGGGACTACTTCAAGCACTAGAAGATGGTGAAACTAAAACGATAGCAAATACAGTTATCAACTTGGTTGAAAATTGTAGTAGTCTGGTTGATTCTAAAGATTCAGTTAGACATCTATCAAATACAGATTTAGAATATTTGTTTTTACAAGTTAGAATTAAATCTGTTGGTGAAGAAACCACTGTTCAGTTAGGATGTAAAAACCAACCGAATTGTGATGGAGTCACACTTGTAAAAGTAGACTTGACTACGATAGAAATAGAAGGTGAAGTTAAGGATAATAGAATCATGTTAACTGACACTGTAGGTGTCACTTTGAGAGTTCCAAACTTCAATGAAGTGCAATCTGTTGTTACTAATCCAGATGCAATCAGTACAAGTGATATATTTAATATTCTTGCACAATCTATCGAGACTATATTTACAGAGGATGAAGTTCATAATAGAGC